TTATAATTTTGTTTTTTATAATATCGTTTTCTTTTTAACCATTGACGTTGAAATAAATCGTGTGGATCTACTATATCAATGACAAGCGCTTGTTTATGCTTCTGCCTTAAAATACGACCAACCGCCTGCCTTACATCCGTCTTTGGTGTAGCCATTATTAAGGTACTTAATGTTTTAATATCAAGTGCTTCTTCAGCCATAGCATAAGTTGCGATAATCACTTTTTTTGTTTCAGATATTTCCAAGTCTGCCGCCTTCATACCACCTATATAATATCCAACTGGTGCTATTTTCCTATCTTCTATCGCATCGTGCAAATACTTTAATACATTTTTATTATGAGCCAATATCATTATTTGCTGTTCTTCATTATCATCCAAAGTCTGTTTTAACACCTTTAATATAAATTCTGTTCTTCTATTAAATTCACATAGCTTTTTAATCATAATACTATAATGCACCTGACCTTTAAAATTCAAAACAACTTTATTGAAATCTTCATCATCGTGCGTATAATTAATGCATTGCACCAATACATTATCATCTCCCTCTCGCTTTTTTGAAAATACTATAGGACCTATAAATTGCTTAAATACATCTGATAGCCCATCTTTTCTTTCCATTGTAGCAGATAGTCCTAACGTATACTTAGTAACTATTCTAAATAATGCATTGCTAAATACCTCTGCCGATAGATGATGACATTCGTCAGCTATTGTCAACCCAAATTCAGCAAATATTTCTCTTGGATATTCTTTCATTGATAAGGATTGTAACATACCGATTACTATATCTTTATCATCAATATCTATTACCTGACCTTGGATTCTACCTACCTTTGCATCCGGTAGAAACTCTTTTATTCTATCCACCCATTGCCTTAATAAGAATTCTTTATGCACAATTACTATTGTTTTCTTTTTTAGATGAGATATTATACGTAATGCCATGATTGTTTTGCCAAATCCACAAGGAACTTCCAATAACCCGCCACCTATTTCTTTTGCTTTTTTAATGTATGTTGCTACTATAGGCTTTTGATAGTCTCTTAACTCACCTTTGAATTTTATATTTATATTTATTCCATCTGGTAATTTTACATCATCGGGGTCACCATAAGTATTTATGCCATAATGCCTTGGCAAATAAAACTTTAGTCTTGATTCCCTATAAATAGGAAACGGTTTTGCTTCGGACATTGAACTTTTAGGAACAAATGGCTTTGCCATCAACTCTTTTCGGATATCTTCTTGATCATTCATATCCAATGCATCTTTATAAATGGTATAGCCCTTTTGACCTAAATAAGTAGATATATTATCACTTTCTGTATTCATATTTATATTTAGATAAATATGATTAATATTATATCAATTAATTTACCAAACAAAAAAATAAAAAATATAATAATATGATATATGAATACGAAACAACTTCTTGAAATGCTTAAAAAACCATTAAAAATGATGAAAGGTAAGCAACATCATTATTTATTGGCATTATTGTTAGCAGTATTTATTGTTTTTGATGTTGATATTCCTGATGGTGCAAAGATGGCAATCGATAGTTTACCAGGTAAAATTGTTTTGGCAGTGATGGCCATTGTTTTGGTTTATATTCATCCTTTGGTAGGTGCAGTAGGAGTCGTTGCTTTATACATGTTGATGAAACGATCTGAGCGATTATCTGGACCAGTTCATAGACATGTTCCATCTGAAAATAGAAAGAAACAAAAGATGCAACACTTTAATAAAATGCAAAAACGTTCGTTAGAAGAAGAAATCGTCGCAAAAATGATTCCTCGTGTGGCAAAAACAATTACGATACCAACTTACAAGCCAACATTATGTAAACTACATGAAGCTGCGCGTTTGTAATTTACACAACATAACACTTTGTAAATAATATTATAAACATTTATCATTATAATATTATTAATCTATTTTTCCTGTATTTCCTGTTAAACCACCTGTTAATTTTGCTACATAATTATTATCATTAATCGCTTCCAAAATATTTTTCATTATTGCAAACGCTATTAATGCTATAAGAATTCCTAGAATAACTGTAAAAAAATCACTTTTAAATATTTGCTCATAAACAGTCAAAAAAGAATCTTTTTGCATATCCGCTTCTGTTTTATCACTTTTGGGTTCAACTGGTTCGCCGTCTATTTCAACCGCTTCACAATCCAATTGTTGGCTGCTATATTCAGTTAAATCTTCACTTGGTATACCAGTATTACTATAATAAATTTTGTTACGCTTATTATCACTTAAATTAACTGTTACATTTCCATATGAACCTACACCAGCTCTTAATTCTTTTAATTGTTCGTTATTAATAGATAATGGAAAATATCTATCAAAAAATATATATTCTTTATCATTTCCAGCATCATGAACATAGTAATATGGTGTATTTAAAGGAACAATATCATTTAATGTTATCTCTGTTGTTAATTTTAATTTTTTATTTTTTATGGTCGATGGCTTTGTGACTGTAGAACCACTATATAATATATTATTAAACCATATTAAAGAATTATAATAACTATTATTTTTCTCAAATGGTATATGTATCTCCAGTGATTTATTTACATTGTTTCTATGATATAAAACTAATGAAGCTACAATATTTCTTGCTGTGGAAGCATAACTATTACTAAATAATTTAGCTTTTTCAAATTTATATGCTTCCCCTCCTAATACAACTCCTGAATTATTTTTAGTTACACCATCAAAAATTAATTTCAATCCAGCAGTTGCATTAGATGAAGGTTTATTTATTGTTATTTGTTTACTACCTTCAAAATTTATCTCTGTTAGTTGTTTACAATTACCTATATGATTTTTACATAATACTTGTCTATTTTCATTTAATTTTTTTTCTGTAGTAGTCATTAATATATTTAAATAATAAAAAAAAGTATAATTATATGTATATAAATTAAATGGTTAAATTAAATAAAAAAAAAGGTAGACGAAGTGGAAAACGTATTCAATATAATTTGGCTCGTAAATCATTAAAGAAAAAATCAAATAGAAATAATAAATCTAAAAAACTATTAATTGGTGGTTTCTTGTCTAAAAAAACGAATCAATATGATAATAGTGCTACTATATCATTTGATATTACTAACAACTGTAGTGGTGATATTAAAACTAAAACATTAAGATTCAAAAGTCAAGATAATATGAGGGATTTAACAAAGGAGGATGAAAAAAACTTTGTTTTACTAAAACATAGAGTATTAGACGAAAAACAATTAACTTCACCATTTAAAACACCATTATATGCAGCTTATTTTAAAATACCGAAAATAATTTTTTCATTGTGCAAACAAAAATCAAAAGACGATAAAAATAACTTAAAACTTACTGTACAATATCAAGAAACAGGAAAAAATAATAGTTTTGATATTAGTCATAATTGTACTCCAAGTAAGTTTGGTAGTATGAATAATATGGTTAAAAATCATGTAGAAACAGATGCAAGTGATGTAAAAGATGCATTTAAAAATGCATTAGAAAATCATACATCTTATAATGACCAAATTAGTGCTTTTTTGGACAAATATAAAAATAATCTAAGTGAAGAAACAATTAAAAAAATAAAAAATAAATACGGTTCAAATGAAGAATATGTAAAAGAATCAATAAAAAAAGCAGCAATAAAAGCAGTAGAAGATGTGCTGAAAAATAAAGGAACGCGTGTAGTAAAGGAAGAATGTGATGAAACAAAGCAATTATTAAAAGGAATGACTATTACAATTAATCCGGATGGAAGTGTTCAATTTAATAAAAGTGGTGAGAATACAGAACAAGATATGCATAAAGTGATAAATAATATGAGTGAAGATTTAAACTTGATGAAAACTTCAGAAGGTAAAGTGGATATAAATACAAAACACGATAAACATAATGAAAGTGACAATGTAAAAGTAAAAGAAGTAAAAGCAGTCACGGAAGCAGTATCGAATGATAGTAAAAACGTAGAAGAAAAAGCAAAAGCTAAAGCGCAAAAAGCAATGGAAACAGAAATCAATTCTTCTTCATCAAATGAAGACAATAAAAAAGCTGCTGTAGACAATGAAAAATCTATTGAAGAAAATGTAAAAGCTAAAGCGCAAAAAGCAGTGGAAACAGAAATCAATTCTTCTTCATCAAATGAAAAAAACGTTGAAAAAAATGTAAATGATGCTGCGGAAAAAGCAGTGAGAACAGAAATCGATTCTACTTCATCAAATGAAAAAAACGTTAAAAAAAATGTAAATGATGCTGCGGAAAAAAAGGTAACAGAAGAACTAGTAAAAGTGGAAGCTATAAAAGCTGTAGAACAAGCTGTAGAACAAACTGTACAAAATTAAAATAAAGAATAAATTATCATTTATTTTAATTAGTATTCGAAACTATTACTTCTAACTTTATTATCATGATTATCAATTACCAAACGATTTAATGACTCTAGTGATTGACACATATTAAATTGCTCTAATTTATTGCGTTCAAGTTTCATTTTCATTATTTTACTGCATTTATTTTTAAAATCAATTAAGACCAAAATAATACTATCTACCCTAGCTAATATATCTTGAAAATCGGGATACGTTTTTTTAATTGAATATAATCCAGGAATAATTTTATTAATGAAAGTAATAGTATTATTTGTAAAGCTTTTTACATTTTCATAATCTGAACCGGATTCCAAACAAATTAATAAATTATCTAAATCTCCGGCAAAACATTCAAAATCCTTTTTTAAGTATTCACAACTTTTATATCTATCTTGCCCATAATACAACCGTATAGCTCTTTGTAGGTACCCCGCTTCAGTAATAAAATATTTTTCAAATACGGTACCGCGTGATGTTTCAATATCATACTTACCAAATTTATCACCATCTTTTAAACGTGTAAATATATCAAATTCATTTATTTTTGCTGTTACATTATTTTTTACTTCTGAAAATAAAATTATTTTTGTATTATCATAACTCATATATATTATATAATATAGTTTTTTTATATTATAGAATTAAATGTAAGGGATATATCTAGGACTATCATTTTCATAGATAGTTACTTTGAAGGCATCTTGGTATCCTTCAACATAAACAGTATCTCCATTAAATAAATCATTGCATCCGTATTCACTTGTACAGCTTTTTCCATTTTTACTTACTGGTAAACGCACAGCATTAAATTTATCACTCATACAATAATACTGCCATTTACTTCTATTTGCGTGTAATGGTCGTCCCATCAATGGTAAAATTGTTTCCTCCCCATTTATTCTAGTAAGTATTCCAACCTGTGAATAATTGGTATCGTATCCACGTGTTTTTATATTTATTGGAATGCCATGTACCGGTGGTACACCACGAGGATCACTAGAATTCTTAGGATGATACATTCCATCTTTCAAGGGTGGCATAAAAGGGTTACTTAATGATGGAGGGAAAAACATATTCCCATTGTATGTTGGTTGTAAATTTGCAGAATGAGATTCAATTGTTGAATTATCCTTGGGGCCTGGTGAAAATTCAATTTTAAACACTGAGTGGGATTTAAAATATTGTTTAAACAAAAAGTAGAACAATCCAAGAATGATAATTATAAACAATAAAGTAACGTTCTCGATACAAATTACGCCAGGAGCACATTTCTTTGCCATATATATTTATAAGCTATTTATTTTTTACCCTTTAAAAAACCATCAAGTTTCAAATTTTCCAATCCACCCATGTCTTTTACTAAACCTTTTACACTCTTTACCATTGGGGCAATATCTTTAATGGAACCCATCAAACTTTTTTGTTGTTCGATCAAATTTTTCGTTTCATTTGTAAGTTTTTGAATACCACCACCACCTAACATAGATTGTAAATTATCATACGATTGTTCTAGTGTTGCTGCATGGTCAATTCTGGATCCTACTGCACCATCATCATTTCCGTCCAATGATTTGGATGTACTTGATGGTACATTTCTTTGACCGAATTCTTCTTTCTTTTTCTTTTTGCCTCCCTTCTTCTTTTTCTTTTTTCCATGACTCATACCCTCCTTTAAACGCAAATTGGCATATAGCAAATTAGTTGATACTAGAGCAGTAATTAAAATCACAGCCATGTTTTTCGTGAAGAAATTGGCTAAAAGTGCAACAATTACAAAGAATACAACTGAATTCCAATCATTTTTGGCAATAAGTCCTACAATATTGGTTATACCTAAAAACAAAGCAATGTATAACGTGATTTTACTCTTTAAAAACGTGGGCATACTTAATTTCATTTTATATATATAATTTATATAAAATAAAATAATTAATTATCTATTTAATCAGATTTCTCTTTCAAATCAGGGACCATTTCTTGTAGCTTACCCACCATATCACCTAGATTAGACATATCCATACCTTCCTTTTCTTCTTTTAAATGACCCATACCTTCCTTTTTTTTATGATCGCCACAACTCATACTTTCTTGAACCTTGCTACAGCTAAATACAAAGTTAGCAACAAAGATAGCGGCCAACAATGCTAAAGCTTTATGTTTAGTTAGCAAATGAACAACAACAGCGGTTCCGGCAAAAATTCCTAAACAATTGTACGAACGTACCATACCGTATCCAACAACGTTTAATACAGACAATAGAACTAGCGCGATAAATACAAGCTTGTGATTAAGCACTTTCATCAACATGTTTTGCACTTTCTTTAACATTATATATTTTAAGTAGAAAATAATATTTAATAGATATTATTTACTTAGATAGAGTAAAGCTTAAATCATTTATTTGCGCCTCTTCTTCATACCTCGTCTCTTCACGCTCTTTCTACCACGTCTCTTCTTACTTCCACGTCTCTTTACACTCTTTTTACCTCGCTTCTTCTTGCTTCCTCGCAATTTCTTACTTTTGCGCTTAATTACCTTAGATCCATAACCATAAGGATAATTTTTCACCGTCCTGGGGCCAAAACATCGATAACAACAACCTTCTTTTGGATTTGCTTTCGTTACGTCTTTGCGCCAGCACGAGTCTTTACATCCCGCTACACATCCTCTGTCGCTAGAAGAATTTGAACGAGTTCTATTCATAGATGGTATCGTTGGTGCTTTTGCTGTGATGGTTCGTCTACTCATATGTGTATAATATTATATTATATATTATATTATAACAGCTATATTATTGATTTATTTGCGGGCCTTACGAGTTCTGCGACCTCTCTTCTTACCCCTGCGGCTCTTGCGACCACGACGAGCAGTTTTACGCTTAGCTACCTTAGATTTGCGAGATTTACGACCACGAGATTTGCGGCCACGACGTTTTCCACCAGATAAACTGAATGCCATATATTATATGTTAAGATTATTTATTCGTTCGGAAAGATTTTTACGCATATTGTCTAAATAGTCCATTTCTTTTTTATTTCTAGCTATTTTAATATCGGCTAAATCATCTGTTTTTTGAATATGCGCATTCTTTAAATTCTTGTTCATTTTTAATAGGTAGTGAATTATTATCTCAATTTGATTTTTATTTTGTTCTAATTTATTTACTAAATTCATTCTAGTTGTAAGCAAATTTTTTAATGCTTCTTCTAAATATCTATTAGTTTTCATCTTTTTTCTAGTATCGATTATCATTGATATTAATTGTTGCTCATATTGGTTTTGCATAATCATATAAAATATGTTTCTATTAAAATGTATAATTCTATATTTAATTATTTTATTTATGTGATTTGAAATAATTTTTTTTGCAATCACATTATGTAAGTGATAAAATAAGTATTTAAAAAATATGTAGGTTTAGATCTCGTCACATAAATATATTTATTGAATATATTTAAATCTATCCTGATATTATTTAGGATGTCAAAGAACACAGAACCGTTGTTAACAGAAAATCCAGATAGGTACGTTATGTTTCCTATTTCTGACCAGGATATTTGGGGTATGTACAAAAAAATGATGAACTGCTTTTGGAGGGCCGAAGAAATTGATTTTTCAAAGGATTTGAGCCATTGGAATTCATTGAATGAAAAAGAACAATATTTTATTAAGATGGTATTAGCTTTCTTTGCCGCATCAGACGGGATCGTTTTGGAAAATCTAGGCATGCGATTTTTAAGCGAAGTACAATTACCAGAAGCAAGAGCTACATATGGCTTTCAATTGATGATGGAAAATATTCACAGCGAAAGTTATAGTTTGCTAATCGATACTTATATTAAAGATGAAAAAGAAAAAACAAAGATATTCAAAGCACTAGACCATTTTCCATGTATAAAAAAGAAAGCAGATTGGGCAATTAAATGGATTAATGATAATCGTAGTGGATTTGCTACAAGATTGGCAGCATTTGCGTGTGTTGAAGGCATATTTTTCAGTGGTAGTTTTTGTAGTATTTATTGGTTGAAAAAACGTGGATTGATGCCAGGATTAACATTCAGTAACGAATTGATTGCAAGAGATGAAGGTATGCACACTGATTTTGCTGTTATGTTATTTAAGAAGTTAAACAAAAAACCGAAAAAAGCGAAAATACACGATTTGTTCAAAGAAGCGGTGGCAATTGAAAAAGAATTTATTTGCGAAGCGTTGCCTTGTAAATTGATAGGTATGAATGCGAAATTGATGAGTCAATACATCGAGTTTGTAGCGGATAGATTATTGTCGCAATTGGGATATGATAAGATATGGAATACTGGAAATCCATTTGATTTCATGGAAATGATATCCCTTGAAGGAAAAACAAATTTCTTTGAGAAGCGTGTAGGTGATTATAGCCTGGTTAGTGATCAAAAAACGGAGGAAGTTTTTGATGAAATTGATGATGAAGATTTTTAAATATAATTAATTAATAATTGATAATTAATTATAACTATGTATTTTGATTGAATTTTTTATTGAAAGGTTCATAGTCCATTAAAACTTGTAATGTGTCAAAAATAAAAGTATTTGTTCTATATTCTTTTTCCTGGTATTTTGCAATTGCCCAATCTTCACTTAACTCGTCTTTAATTTGATCGAATTTGTTTTCAACTAAATCTTTGGTATTTCTACGTGACAATGCATATAATCTACCGTTTGTAAATGGTAAGCCATCACCTACGATATATCCTTGCGGGAAACCATCGTCTCTATGGACACGGGGTTGATATGTTTCTACCTTTTCTTCCATATTAAATATACGACCAACATAATCAGGTTTTGATTGGACAAGATTTTGATGCATATAATCGAACAATTGTGGGAAAATAAGTCGTTGATCATCATCGGTTTTAATTAAGTATTTGAAGTCATAGTTTTCGTATACTGCTTTGAATGCCATAATAGTTTTATGTGCTAATGATAAATAGTCGTCTTTTGTGTTTGTATATATAATATGTTCATTTTCATTAATTATGTATTTTTTTCCACGATGTTTTTTGAATTTAAATAAGTTTTGGTTACCTTCTACATGAAACCATCGCATACCTTTTAATATCTTATTATCATTTAAAAATTGTTTTATTTGTCCTTTGCGTCTTATGTCTCTGTATTTTTTACAAGACAATATAACAAGTATATATTCATCTTTATAAGAATTATCCATAATATATTAATTGTAAAAATGTTTTTATATATTTATTCGGAACTTAATTTAGAAGTTATACCACCATCTATAATTAAATTAGATCCATTAATAAATGTATTGTTATTGATAAACCAACATGTTTCTGCTATTTGTTGTGATTCTCCTATTTTTTTTAAAGGATGCTTTGATATTAATGTATCTAATTGTTCCTTATTTAAATGTGCCTTTAACATCTTTGTATTTATTGCTCCCGGAGATATACAATTAACGCGTACATTAAAATCTGCCAAATCAATTGCTAGATTTTTTGTTAATCCAGTTATTGCAGCTTTCGTAGAAGCATAACTTGCTATATTTTTTGAGGTACATATTGAATGGACAGAAGATATATTAATTATATTTACATCATATAATTTTAATAACTCAATTCCATATTTTATAATCAAAAATATAGCTCGTACATTACATTTATAACTGTTGTCCCATTCATCGATTGAATAATCCCAAATAGGCTTACAACATTGATATGCAGCACAATTTATTACACATAGTTTATTAATATTTTTAAATGAATTATATATGTCCGACATCATATTTTTTATGGAACCATTATCAATCAAATCTACAGAATAATACTTATCTATATAGTTGTTTTTTTTGTTTTGAATATCCGTACCTATTATCATCCATTCTTTTTCTTTAAAATATTTGCATATTTCTTTTCCTATATCACCATTTGCACCAGTTAAAAATAATATATTCATATAATAATTTATTATTAGTTATTAAATAGTTATTATTATTATTATTATGAATTATAAAGGTCCGAAAATAGTAGCTTTATTATTATTACCGAGTATAACAGGAAATATTTTATTATTTTATGCAAATTCAATAATTGAATTTCCCGAAAATAAACCTAGTAATAGTAATACTAAAGAAATTCCATTTTTTTATAAATTTAGAGGGACCTAATTTTATGAATGTTTTGAGCTAATTCAAAATCATCGGGCCAATCGATATCAGTAGACTCAATATCATTCATTTTATACATATAGGCTGTTTTTGCTATTCTAGCTTTGAATTTAAATAAACTTTCTTTTGTGAATAAATACATACAAGAATTTTCTTCATATATTGGATCTAATTCTTGTGTTGGTATTAATTTGAAGCGATTGTGATTCATATCGTTTCCATTTTTATCATAAAATCTGGTATGATGAGTTTTAACAGAGAACATACTCTCATAACCCTCTTCTTTTTTCTTTAAAAAAATTTCAATTGCATCATTTATTGTAGTTGTTTTAAGCATTGGATTTGTCGTATGTGTTTGAAAATAATAATCCGCATCCAATTTTAAATCTTCAATAACATTTATAAAAAGGTCATTTGTTGGTATATGACCACCTTGTAAATGTTTTGGTCTATTATATAAAATTATTTTATCAATTTTCTCAAAATACATTGGTACAAGTTTTTTGATGGTCGGAGAATCCGTATCAATTATAATTTTATTAATATAATTACAATTTAAAACTGTTTTTATTATCCAATAAAATAATGGTTTTCCATTAAAATCTTTATAATTTTTACCTGGAACACGCTCTGAATTATGTTTTATTGGTATTATAGCGTATATTTTCATTATAAATAATATAAAAATAATTATATTTAAATTATTATAATATGATTAGTGTTTTATTAACATGCCCTCCGATGATTAATCAAATAGAGAATTTGAAAAATGAAATAAAAAAATATAATTTTAAAATAGATATTCCGAAGTTTACAGCAGTGATGAGTGAAGATGAGTTATGTGAAATTATAGGTAATTATGATGCTTGGATAATTGGTGATGATCCGTGTAGTGAAAAGGTAATAGAAACAGGTGTAAAGGGGAAATTGAAAGCACTAGTAAAATGGGGTGTAGGAGTAGATAATGTAGATTTCGAGGCTTGTAAAAAATACAATATTCCAGTAACAAATACACCGGGTATGTTTGGAGAAGAAGTATCGGATATTGCAATAAATTATCTTTTAACACTTACAAGAGAAACACATTTAATAAATAAAAGAGTTAGAGAGGGCATATGGTATAAACCGGCTGGTACAACACTCACGGGAAGAAAAGTGGCTTTAATTGGATTTGGTGATATTGGTAGGTGTGTTGCAAGAAAATGTTTGGTGTTTAAATTGCAAGTTAGTGTTAGTGACCCAGGATTTTATCATGATCCAGAAAGAAACAATGAAATAAAATGCAAATATAATGAAGAATTAGAAATTCCAAATAATATTCAAAAAGTAAATATATGCGACAATTTACAAAAAGCAGTACACGGGTGTGATTATATTATAGTTACTTGTTCACTTAATAAACATACAAATAAAATGATTAATAAATCAGTTATAAAATTAGCGAATAAAGGGGTAATAATTATAAATGTTGCTAGGGGTCCGATAGTTGTGGAAGATGATGTAATAGAATTATTGGATGAAGGCTATATTAAATCAGTAGGTTTTGATGTATTTGAAGAAGAACCATTACAACAAAATAGCAAATTAATGAATTATGAACAAAATATTTACGGATCACATAATGGCTCTAATACAGTTGATGCTGTATTAAAAACAAGTAGAATAACACTTGATAAATTAATAAGTATCCTTTAAATATTCAGAAAAAATAAGATTATAATAATATATGCATTTATCATTATTATGAAGAGGAATAAGTGTAAATAACAAACTTTTTGTTATTGTTTTTAAATTTTGAAAGTCTTCTTGAGTTAATTTACTTAAAAAGTGTTTTTTGAAAAGACCGACCATTTTACCATGATACTTATTTGTAATAGTTTTATTATTTAAAATAAGGTCATAACCAATAAGAGATTGATATAATTTTGCCCAATCATATAACAAGTCACCATAAATAGATAATATTCCATTAAGATTGCCTCTCATATCAATAAATTTAATTTTTTCATGTGTATTTATTAGTATATTTGATAAAACAGTATCACCGTGGATAATGGTTTTTCTCCCTTTATTATTAGACTTATAACAAATTAATGATTCTCTTAATTTACGATATACAAAATCACTTTGTGGAAATTTAGAATAATCAAAATTTTTGTATCTTTTATCTAATTTTTCTACGTAATTAGAATATATATCTACATTATTAGTATCTGGGAGTTCTAAAGAATGTATTCTGTGAATTGTATCCATAATAGCGATTAGATTGTTTTCAGTAAGGAGCTCACTTGTTAATAAAGAAGAAGCAGTAATGCCTTTAATTTTCTCGATTTTATACCATTTATTATTAGGGTGATAGTCTAAAAATATAGGAAAAATATCTTTTATTTCATTAGGAATATTTTTATAATAATAAATTTCACCAGAAAGATTGTCAGATATTTTTTTATAACTCTCTATAATATTGTGTTGAATTGTATTAAAATCTCTTGGTTCAATTTTATCATTATAATATCCCAATTCTTTATCCAAATCACTATAAGCAGAAATAGCTAGGTCATCAATATAAAAATCAGCATAGGGTTTTCCAAAATAAATTTCATCATATGGAATATCAAATTTTTTTAATGTTTCAAAGGTAATAATGCCTATATCTGCTAATAATTTACCAACATTCCCACTATGAGTTTTCATTCTTCTAGCAGTATAAATAATAATAGTATTACCGAATCTTTTTAATGTTTTTAAAATATTAATATTTTTTTGAATGGGTTCAACAGTAGTATAATCGCCAGCAACTTTGGGATAAGTAACCAATGTATTATCAAAATCAAAACAAATTCTTTTATTTTTAATTTTACATGAAAAATTATTACAATTTATAACAGGAAAGTTATTGCAAAATATTCTTACTTGAGTAGGTGTTCCAAGACACACCCATTTATTTTTTTCAATAGTAGAGTTATTAAATATATTATTATCTTTGATCATTAGATCAATAATATTAGATGTATAAAATTCACCTTTTTGTAATATATTATTTTCAATACAAATATTAGTGTATTTAAGTAACGATTTATATGAATTAAAACCATAAGCTCCTGTGCAGGCTAAATTAGATATTTTATCTTTTTCTACAATTTTTGTAATGTTTTTATTTTCATTAAGTTCTATATATGAATAAATAGGATTTACATTAAGGTCTTCGATAGTAAATATTTTATTTTCCTTATTCCAAAGTTGAAGAATATCAATATTATAAAAATTATCTCCATCTAAACACAAAATAGGTTCATCTGGAATATTTAATTTGGAAAGAGCAATATTAATAGTTTCAGCTGCCCCTCTTGTATTTTTTTCTAAACAAAAAAATATAAAATTAATATGAGGATATGCTTTTTTAAGACGATCTTCAATTCGAAATGATTTATATTCTTTATTATAGGGAATATAAACCAATTCATCAGTAATATTTAAATTATTTAATAAATAATGTATGATAGGGGTGCCAAAAACATTTATAAATGCTTTTGGATTAGTATATCCATTTTGTTTAAATCTTTGTCCTGTTCCTCCAAGTGGTATCAAAATCATTTTATATATATAAATCAAATTATTTTTAGATAAGAATTTCAGATATTATTTAAACTTTGAAAAATCACTGTCTAAAAAATATTATACATGCGTTAATTGTTGTATTTGTTCGCTTGTTAAACCATATTCATAAAAAAATTCTTCAGGAATATTATGTCTATCAATTGAACCAAACTTAAGTTTTCTTAGAACTTCTTGATGAATACCACATTTAATATTATCAGCTCTAAAAAATTTTTCTTTTTTCATTATTTTATATACAAAATCTTTAATACTTAATTTATACTCAAATAATTTGGAAAAAAGTAATGAATTTTCTTGTGACATAATAAAATGAAAATCTTCATTCAGAGAGTCGTTTACATAGATAAAATCTTTATTATAATTAGATATAATTATATCTTTCCATAATAAAACATCTGGTCTATAAATAATAACTCTATCATAATTAATATTATTTACCCCGGAAAATTCAAGCATAATTTCCAGTGATTTTTTTATAGATAATTTTTGTGCAGTATATCCATATCTAACAATTTTATTTTTGTTTATCATATCTATATATTGTGTTTGATCTTCAAATAAAGTTTTTTTTGGTTTGTACAATCTTATTAAGTCTTCTTCCAAATCACAATTCCATGATTGAATAAAAAAATCAAATTCATAATTAGGATTTACTTGTATTATATGTTTCATTATTGAATTATAACTGCTTTCATAAGGAACATAGGGATTACTAGAATAAAGTAAGTTAGTATTATCATCTTCATTAAACCAAGTTTTAATTTTACTAATACCCCCTCTTAAACAAATAGCAATTCTTTTTTTCATTTAATATATTAAATACATAATATTAAAATTATCTTAAATATTAATTAATTTTTATTACACTTTAAATCTCTGTAATTATTTAAACCTATCATTAATTTCTCTTAATATATATATAATTATTTGATTGTACATCAGTATTACTTGAAAAAAATCCATCAATCATAAAATTTATTTCATTTTCATTGATATTTAAATCTTTATAAATAAAATGACCGGGACCGTGTGGATAATAATTTTCTGATTTTTTTAATGCTGATATTAAAATATTATTATATTTTTTTGGAAAAATATAAATCAAATCACTTACTTTTTTTTGTTTAATCCACATCTCCTCCAAATCTTTAAAAGCTAAATTTATATTATTGTAATTAATAGACCAATTATTTAAATACTTAATAAAAGATACATCAAATCTTGTATTAATAATTAAATCATAGTCTTCATCTACTAATTCTAATGACTTTATGATAGAATAAGATATTTTTTTACTAATTTCTTTTTCAAAATTATATTTTTTTAGATTATAATTTGAAAAAATGGATAGAAGTTTTTTATCTTCATAATCATTAACACTATATGTATGTATATAGATATCGATGTTCAAAGGTGTAATACCTAGACTATTTATAGAATCTAAATGATTTTTAAATATTTCTGAATTGAAATTATTTTTTTTTCTTACTTTCATCATATTATTCTCCAACCCATTTCTTTTATAAAATCCTCTATATACTAATGCTACACGTTTCATTTACTATATATAATTAAAATATAATAAATGATTATAATCTTAGAAAATATATTCTTTAAAAATAAATAAATTTTAATACTTACGAAAAATAAGTTTAAATTTCAAAAAAGAAATATTCTTCTAATATATAAATGTCAAAATCACTAATTGATCTTAGAAAACGCCCTCATCCTCCATCTCGTAGTTTACAGGAATATATTAATAAATGTTTAGATTATAAAGCTATTCAACTTAATAAATCTTTAAATAAATATTTTATTACTGATACTGAAATAGTATTAAAGAATTTTATTAAAATAAAAAGTATACATGATATTGATAGTAAAAAAATTAAAGATTCTTTATTTTTTATTTATTTTGAAACGGATGATCAATATCTTCCTCACTTAGATAAATTAATTAAAGAAGGTGGAAAACTAGTAATTCACAAGGATTACCGTAAACATAATTACATAAATAGTAATTATAATTGCAAATTAGCATTACTAGACACTATTAATACTCCTTGTCCTTCGCATTATAATGAGATAATACATCAAAATATTTGTCAGGCATTAGAACAAACAAAACATTTAGAAGGTGACTATGTAGAAATAGGTGTTTATAAAGGTGGAAGTGCACTGACAGCTTTAAATTATATGAAACACGCGAATATAAAAAAAAAATCTTATTTTTTTGATACGTTTGATGGTTTTGATTATGAAGAGGCCACAAACTCTACAGAAACTCATTGGAATAAAAATAATAACCATCATAAATTATGGGGTGTAGATAAAACAATGCAAAAAATACAAAAATTGCTAGAATCAAAATGTCCCAATCAAGACTTCGAATTAATAAAATCAAATATTTGTAGAGATAGGTTACCTGATAAAATAAAAAAAATTGTTGTTGCAAATATAGATGTTGATATATTAGAGGCAACTGAAGATGCTTTGAATAAAGTACATAAAAAAATAGTTAAAGGGGGTATTATCATTTGTGAAGATCCTACATCTACACCTGGTTTAATTGGAGCTTTTTATGCTATGGAAAAATTTTTACAGTCATTAGAAGGAAAAAATTATATGAAATTACATTTGCTTGGGCAATATTTTTTAATCAAATTATAATAATTATATAAAATATTTAAGATAATTTTATATATATAGTAAATGAAACATGTAGCAATATGTTTGCGAGGTATATGTAAAAATACAAATATAAATAATAAAACAAACAAAAAAGAAATTATTGATTATTCTCTATGTTTTAAAAGTATTTTCAATAATATAATAAATTGTAATAAAAATTATACATTTGATTTTTATTTACATGGTTGGATAGGCAACGATGAAGATATTAAAAATATAATAAATGATTATAATCCCAAGAAATATACTCTTGAAAAACAAATAAATTTTCAAAAAGAATTTGAAAATATACCAAAAAAAGATTCAATTGTAAAAGAACGATATAAACACATGAAAAATAAAAAAAATTTAAATATTGATCTATATTTTCAAAATATTTATTCATATGCGTATTCAATAAGTAAATCTATTGAATTATTAGATAAAAATATAGAATATGAATATATTATTTCATTACGATATGATTGTAGCATAAATAAACAAATAAAATTATCTGTATTAGAAAAAAGCAGTGTATATACTGATTATACAGGAGGACATTCCCCTTTATTTTTTGGTGATTTTATTTTTATAGGCTCAAAAGAAAATATGACTCATTTTAAAGATTTTTACAATTTTTTAAAAACAAAGATATATCATAATATTGATTATAAAAATTGGACAAAAGAAATAATATTAAATAGAAAAAATAAAAGAGGTAGATATGAGCATGGAATATATAGTAATCAAATGATAATTGCTTATTATATTCAACAATTTATTAAATATTGTAATGTAATTTCTTATGTAAATTGTAGTATAAATAAAACTACTCTATGAATTTAATATTTGAATATTTATCTTTTATTGAATATTCATATATAGCTTTGTTTTTCCAATAAGAATTTGGATATAAATTAACTTTTTTATTTAATAATAAGCCAGCAATCGCAACATGTAATCTGTTTGTGTTAATTTCTTCGTAATCGGCCAAATAATTAAATACCTTTTTACAAGTTTCATGTATAACATTTAAATTAGAAGTATTATTACTTATACCCTGTCTTAGTGTTTGAGAAATATCATTATTGTTATTTGGTATTTTTATAGACGTTCTTTCACCATCAAGCCTAAAACAGTTACAGGAACCGTGTCCTTTTTTTTGGAAATGTTTTAAATATTGAGCATCAATATGCAACGCCATATCTTTGAAAACAAAAACACTATTTTTTTTTTTAATATGTTTTTTTACGTATTCATACGAATACATTTCTCTGCATAAAAGAGTTACATTTTCATTTAAATTTTGAATTAATTTATCCTCTTTATTTATTGTGTGTGGAAGAACAACAATTTCATTTTTTTCTTGATTGTTTAAAATAAACTTCTTACAACTTTTATAAATACCTACTAAATTGCCACCACCTGCGTAAAATAAAATTTTGTTAACATATGTTTGATTTATGTTGCCTATTTCGAAATCAATACCAATGGAATTAAATAAAAAAAAAGTTCCCAATGCTATAAGAGAATCTCCTGCATTTCCAGGATTGGGAATGTAAATAATTTTTTTATTTAAATAATTCTTTAAAAAATCTCGTATATTGTTTTTTTCCATTATTATACTTATACTTATAATTATAAATTAACTTTAAATTCTATTTTTTTATTATTTGAATTATATAATAATTTTTGATTATTACGATTGGGAGGACCGCGTAATTTTTCATTATGACTGTAGTGTATAACATAACAATTTGGTTGAATTAAATTTGTATAAATTGTATCTACTCCATTTTTTTTTAGTCTTTTTTGAAGTTCGCGTTCTTCCCATCCAAATCCTATCATTTTTGTATTAAAACCACCACATTGCACAAAAACATTTTTATTTATTACATAACAAGCACTATACGGAGTATATTTGTCTCTTATTAAGCTATTACCATTAAAAGTTTTTTCGGATTCATACAATGGTAGGCCTACAAACGATTTATTTAAATTAATATAATTTAATCCATTTAACAAATTATCCCAAAATGATATTGTATAAATAAAATCTATGTCCGATAATATAATGGTTTCAGTTGTTGATTTATCTACACCAAAATTTAATAACACTGCTCTAGACCATACATTTTTAATATCGACAACATGATGTGTTATATGACTATCCTTCTTTAATAAAGTAGTATCAATCATATTATCAGATTTTCCTTCAACAACTATTAATTTTACATTATATTTTTTAAAAAAAAAGTTATTTAAATTATAATATAGCTGAAATCTTTTCGGTCTATTTTTTAAACAAAGAACAATTGTTATATCTTCAAAATTTATATTATTATACTTTATATCACTCTTTTTTTCTATATTTTTACCAAAATAATTATCATATATAAATTTATGTTTGTTTTTTACTACTATATTACTTTCATTTATTGAACTACTAATAATATTATTTAAATAATTACACACATTATTAATTTCCAATTCAGGATTATTTCTAATATTTTCATTCATTATAAAGAAATAACATTATTTATTTTTATATAAAAATAACTATAAATTTATAAAATATATAGTATAAAAAGTATTTACTTATATATTTATAAATGACAAATATTGAAGAGAGTGATATAATTTTTGAGTTTACGCAAAAATTTTTTCAAAAAAATATAAATGAAGATGAAAAAATAATGATAGATGTTGGGGCTGCCACAGGAAGAGCTTGTATACCATTCGCTTTAAAAGGGTGGAGTGTATATGCTTTTGAACCGAATCTATTTTTTTATAACCACAGAGGTACGCAATTGAAAAGATATATATTATCCGGAAGAACAAATATTACTCTAGAAAATTATGCTGTTAGTGAAAAAAACGACACACAAATACCTTTCTATATAAGTAATGAGTCTCTTGGTATAAGCTCTATTACAAAATGGCATAATACACATAAAGAAGCAAATTTTTATG